ATGTTTGGCTGGCGTAAAAACAAGTACGATAATAACTATATCAAGTCATTGCTTAATATTCCGACTCATCCTCCTGAATGGCATCCCAATGTAGAGATTGCTGTCGGAGGGTTAACAGAGGTGGGTTTCTCTCATCTACAAAATCACCTGTTACTGGTCGTATCATCCTCGGGGCGGGGAGTGTTCAACTGTATTACTGGCGAAAAGGTTGCCAGAGATTTTGAAGAATACGGGGACTGGTACGATCCAATAAATTTAACCTGCAAAGGCATAGGGCCATTAGCAGGTGAGGATATTTCCATTGCTGGCCTATGTGGCGGCGGATTGCCAATGTGTAATCATTACGGTGAAACATTGATACGGGCAGCACCAGAATGGCCTATTGAGGTCTTAATCTGGTGTCCACCAAGTAAAGATGCATTATGCATAGGCCATCAGGAGGGATGTTTCAGACTGGTTTCCGACCATTTCCGTTGCACGGGATTTTCGTGGGATGGTGATTTCATCATTTCCGCGACAAGTAGTGATATTACTATTTGGCATAGAAAACGATAGTTTCGCCAGAGCACTACCGCGGAACTTGTTCAAATGTGGCGCCAAGTTCAAACAATATACCGGTCTTTGTCAAACTCCAGGAGCGACAGACAAACATCTTCTGCATCCCCGTATCAGGTGGTGTCCAGTAGAATGCCTCCACAGACATTCGATTTTTGATAAATGCCTCAGCAGCTTTCGCAGCGTTTGGACGGTTACATTTACTGTCATCAATTCCTTTAAATGTCAGCGAGTAGCTATCCATCAGCGGATTAATGCCTTTTACCTGCCGCTGCTCGTAACCATCGCCAAGTTTAACGACTGCTACATTTGGCGCACGGGAAGCCGTGAAGCCTTTTTGTGGGCTCCATGTGAATGTTTCTGGCATGGGACACTCCGGATAATAAAAAACCTGCACTCGGCGGGTCTGGTGGTTAATCTATTTTTGCTTCAAGATGCACCTTGGTAGTTCCAGCTATCTCATTTAGACCACCAGTGACCATTCCGAATATTTCAACGGTACCGCCGCTATTTGTTAACCCATGGCACGCCATTCCCCTCAAGATTAATAAACCACCTTGTTCAACGGTAAGATGACCTCCCACCATTCCTCTTACTTCGGCTCTGCATCCATCTGAAACAATGAGTTGTCCACAGACCATTCCACGCAGATCAAGATCGCTTTTTAAAACTAAATCCCCTTCATGCTTACCTGTAATCTTCATTGCTTTACCTTGATATAAATGAGTGAAAAAACATAATAAAATATCGTGATCCATATTTACTTGCGTTGCTTCAACATCCCTCCAGGTCGGCGCTCATCTTTTATCGCTCTAAGGGCTTGCGTATAGGCAAGTTGACCCATTTTCTTCTGAGTCGCTTCGTCAATCCCATTTGTTGTGTGAATGATAAAACTTTGGCTTATAGAAATATCCCCAGAACTGCCACTCCCTCCCTGCATATCCTTATTGCTGATGACCTTGCCATTATCGCCGGGGATCATGTATTGCTTGCCGGTTCCAGCCTGGTATATCTCAGGTGCACCGCCTTCACCAACGCGATACATTGAGCCTGCGGATATCTACGTTGCGCACAACGCCGCCTTTGACCGTGAAAAGCTGCCTCAGATTACGGCGGTCAAACATTCTTGATCTGGAATGGTCGCAAATTGACATTCAGAAAAAGATTGCCTGGATACATCCAGAGGATGCTAAAGGAGGTAGAGCGATCGGGGTGGCGCTGAACGATACGGCTTGTGCAATTTTGCGCGGGCAGATTGGAAAGCATAATCGCTGGGTTTTTGTTCACATGTCATCTTCAGTAAAACCAGATGGTAAATTAACACCAGAAATAAGGAAAATGAGAGTTGACGGAAATAAGGCTTGGAAGGCGGGATTAAAGAGAGCGGGAATAGAAGATTTTCGTTTTCATGATTTAAGACATACGTGGGCAAGTTGGCTTGTTCAATCCGGCGTTCCATTATCTGCATTACAAGAAATGGGCGGATGGGAAAGTATTGAAATGGTGAGAAGGTATGCACACCTTTCACCAATTCATTTAACTCAACACGCGAGACAAATAGATGGAATATTAAATATCAATGGCACGAATATGGCACGCGAATATATTCAGGATATATTTAATATAGTCTAAGTGGTTGATTTTGTTGGTGGGTCGTGCAGGGTTCGAACCTGCGACCAATTGATTAAGAGTAAAACCAACAGGTTTTTAAAATCAATAATTTACTTATAAATCAGTTAGATAAAAAACGGCAAAGTTCGATAAACTATGAGTTTTGCGAAGCTCTGCCGCCATTTTGTCGCCAAATAATTTTCATAAAAATGACAGTCTAGCGCTTATCAAATTGCGTATGCCATTCAATTATTCCGGAAATTGAGTGATTCAACTCACAAGGGGAAGGCAATTCAATTGGTGATTCAATTGGCTGGCTATGTTCATATTTTGAAAACTCAGTCATTACTTGCTCAATAAATGAGCAATCTTCATCCGTTATTTTTGACAGTTTAAATAGTTTACCCTGCGTATTAACTGCTCTCCGATGCCGTTGTACTACATCAGCCAAAAGAGTCAGCTCTATGATTCTTTCAGTAATGATCCTAACATCACTACAAATTGACTTGGCATACGGATAATACGAATCAATACCTTCTGTTTCATACAATTTACTTGCTGTCTTTAACCTTCCATTAAGTATATCACGTAGTGCGTTTATAGGTTTCTTGACAAAAAGCGGAATGCTAGCAGGCTGGCCAGTACCCCATGATTCTCTTTTTATATAAATAACATTAGGATCAGCAACATCATTGATGAGACCAAGTAAACTTAGACGGTGAGTGAATATAATAACCTGCCTAGAACGGCTAAGTTCAACTAATCTTTTAATGGTTTTTTCTTCAAACGATTGATCTAAAGAAGATATTGGGTCATCAAAAATGAATGGCACAGAACCTTTTCCTTCTGTGACGTCGGCAAGAAATGCGGCTAAAGTAACAATCCGGCATTCACCCTCACTCAGAATATTATTTATTGCGGCGCCACCTTTAACTTGTATTTTATGTTTTACTTTTCCACCTTGAACTCTACTCTTTATAAGTTCAACATGTACGTGAGAAGCACCTAACTCTTTTAATTCCTTATTGAAACGCTCAATATATCTATCAGTAATAACTTTTTGTGAAACGTCACCAGCTTTGATAGATATACTTCTAGAGCTTGTTTTGGTTATTAATTTCTCCAGATCGTTTATCTGTACTAATCTATCATACTCTTCAACTATTCTTTTTATATTTTCAGAACAAAATAGTTTAGCATCTAATTCCAGCAAATCATCAATGACTTTAGCTTTATCAAAAGTCTTGCAATCCTCTAGCAAACTAATTATTTTATCATCAATAGACTTTTGCTCACCAGATATATAGTCAAGGACTAACTTTATTTCTATCTGCTCTTTATCAACAGGTAGAATACTATTACCTTCATAGTCCTTCAATGAACTCGCCTTACTATCTAAAATATCCCACGCTGCATTATAATTTTTTATAAAAATCACATCATCGATATTAGATGCTTGGAGCACTGTGGAAATCATTTCTTCAGTAGGTTTCTTCGGTAGATCTTCAATCTGCTTTTTATAGTTGTTTTCAGATGTACTTGCTATCTCTTCAAGCTTACCATTTATATACTCATGAAAATTCGATAGTCTTTTTTGTGCAAAATTATCTAACGTTTGATGACAAAGTACACATCTTGCACCATCTTTAGTTACAGGAAAGACCTCATCTCTATATGCAACTGTAGTTGAGTATTGTTCTGCTGCTTTCCACATTGCTGTCCAAGTTTCAGTGCCTATCCCACCTAATTTCTGATCATTACTTATTGTTTCTGCTGAATGAACGGCTATTCTTCTATTAGTAATAGCTGCGTCATATAATTCAGTTATCTTTTTACACGAATTGCTATCTAATTTAGATATTGCTGAGTTGAAATCTTTTGAAATCTTATCAAGCTCTAATTTCACCCTTCTTGTTTTTCTTAGCTCTTCTTCTGGATCTACTTGTTTAGCACGCTCTAATAATTTTTTCTTCTCGACTTCATCAGATTCTGTCCAAAGGAAATTCTCAGAAATCCAATTTTTATTTTTTAAATAAGTCAGCGTTCTTAGTTGCACTATTTTTTTAGTCTTAGACAATTTTTCTGGTATAACAGGGAGCTTTGTCGATAAATTGCTTTTTTCTAATTCTAGAACACCTTTTACTTTATTAGAAACTTCAACCAACCGTTCAAACAATCCGACAACCATTGGTATATAAGAACAATCGCTCTCTTTGTCTAAATACACAGATATACTCTCTGAGTCGAATATATCAATCCCTTTTAATTCATCTACTAACTCACCAACAACCCACTTTACACGCCTAGAATCCCCATTGAATCTATATTCAATAGTACAATTTTGCTCTTCGTCAGAATTTTTTTTGAATATATTTTTGTGGATGATATCTTTTGTATTTTTCCCACAAGATTTTTTTAGAATTCTTGTATATCCAGTTTTCCCCGACCCATTGGAACCATATATTACTGTAAGATCACTACCTCCAATAGAAATTGGCTCTCTAGGACTCAACGCATTTATATTATTAACTTCACTTATTGATTCAATTCTAATAATATCATCAATATAGGAATTGACCGATATTGAATCGAGAGTGTATTTTTTAAGCGTTTTCTCTGTTGTTCCTTTTTTTAACATTTCAGTCAAATCAAGTATCTGTTCTTGCGTTATTGATTCATCTTCTAAAATAAGATGTGCAGCATGCTTTATCCAATTTGGCTGTAAAGATAGCCACTTAACTATATCTTCTTGAGCTGTTTTCATAAAACATCCTTAATAAATAAAATATTAAAAAGAAGTTAGTGGATTTAATTTTATTGCATCACCTAAATGCTCAGGCGCGAAATGCGCATATCTCATCGTCATTTTGATATCGGTATGGCCTAGGATTCGCTGCAATACTAGAATATTTCCGCCTTTCATCATGAAATGACTGGCAAAAGTGTGACGTAGAACATGTGAACACTGTCTATCTGGTAGTTTTATGTTCGTTCTCTTCAGTGCAGTGCGAAAAGCGGCATAGCATGAGGGGAATAAACGACCGGTCTTTTTGGGTAAAGAGTTAAATAATTCTTCACTGATTGGAATGCTGCGATTGCGCTTCCCTTTGGTTTTTGTGTAAGTGACTTTATATGGCATTACTTGCGTATGAGTCAGGCTTTCCGCTTCAGACCAACGTGCGCCAGTGGCCAGACACAAGCGTACAACGGTAGCCAACTCAGGTACTGTGCTGTTTTCACATTCTTTCAGAAGGTTGGCTATTTGCTCTTTAGTCAGGAACGCCATCTCTTGCTCATGAGTTCGATACTGGCGCACACCACGGAGGGGATTATCGTAGCGCCACTCACTCAGGCGGGAGAGTTCATTAAACATCGCCCGCATGTACGCCAATTCAATATTCAGCGTGCGTGGTGTTACGCCTTTAGTGCGGGTGCCACGTAATATTTTCCCATTGAGTCGTTGCTCACGGTATTGAGAAAATGATTTTGCAGTGAAATCTATGGCACGCGGATCACCAAGGTCACGGCACATGTTGAGCAAAACCTGATGACGAGACTTACCATCACTCAAAGTGATGCCATGCGCCCGATGCCAAATCTCGATCAGTTCTGACAACAACCGCGTGTCCTGCTTTTCACCTAACCAAGGTTTGTTATCTACCTGCTCCATCGTGAAGCGCTCAAATGCCAGCGCCTCACCTTTAGTCGCAAACTGCTTTCTTACTCGCTTCCCTTCTCTGCCTGCCGGATAACATTCACAAATCCATTTCCCGGTATTCAGTTTTCTTACTGCCATAAATCGATCACGCTTTACTAATAACGCGTTCCACTATGCCAATAATTTTTATATCTGCCAGAGCACACTCAAATGGGGGTTTGATCTCTCCGCCACTAATTCGAACGCGACCAACCGGGACTAACTCCAAATCGCGAATACTCTTCATTCCTTCAATTTCAACCAGCCACTTACCATCGAGCACAGTTTGAAATGACTTATTTACGATATAGGTACTATCTCCGCTATTGACAGCAATGAGATCATTTTGAGACTGAAGCAATGACTTATCGAATAAAACAGCGCCAGTATCACTAAGTATCCCTTTGTCTAAATTAAATAAATTAATTTTCTGAATTTGACTGTCCGTATCTTCGAACATCTGGCCCTCCCCCGTAGCCAGCCATTGTAATGATGCACCTGTTTCAAGTGAGCACCACACCATAACTTGTGCGGGGTAAAAATCGCGACGCCACCATGTATTGAGAGTGCTGTTACTAATTCCTGTGTAATCAGATAGTTCGGTTCTCGTTTTAAATCCATAGGCTTCCATGATTCGCTTCATGGCTTCTTGACCACCTGAATTCGGATCATATCTGTCAGCATTTTTTTTATTCATTTAAACGTTCACCTGTTGACAATGTTTTATATAAACATCATCATTCTCAAAAGTGTTCAAATAAGTACTTTTTGTCGATTATCGTTTATCGAAGCCATTGGGGATAATGCCTTATGAAACCAGTGATCTCAATCAATCTTGTAATTCCTAACCCCTACCTCCCTATTGAAGAGTTCTGCCGCCAGACTGGCCACGCGAAAACGACTGTGGTTGATATGGTCAAAGACGGGCGAATTACCATCAAACGTAAAGCCGATACCATCAGCGAAAAAACCGGTAGGCCCAAAACCAAATCTAAAATTGAAATCAACATGGTTGAACTGACCTTACGTGCCCTTGCTGAGTCTAATTTTGATGTTCGCTTGAACGATAAACCATTACGGTAATTCTCCTGAATTATTGAGGTTAGCGCCATGTTTGCAAATGGAACTGACAAACACCCTCATTGGGATTCAGCCTTGCGACGCTTTGCCGATACTGTCGAGATCAAGCGAGTCGCCGAAACCATTGGCATGAATCCCCAGACACTGCGCAATAAGTTGAATCCGGCACAGCCGCACGAACTGACAACAGTGGAATTGCTGCGTATCACCCACGCCACGCAGAATTACACCCTGTTGGATGGTGCGCTGGCTGAACTGGGTCGCTTACCTTCATTGCCGTTGGAAAATCCGCAGGAAGCCACTGATATTCCAACCCAGGCTCTCAAAATCAGTTCAGCCGCAGGAGAATTGGCTAGCGAATCACTGCAATTAATATCCGGCAGTCGGCTCACCAAAAAACGCAAAGACGCTATTGTCAGCCGCGCTAATAAAGCGGTCCGTGACCTGATGCTATTTGCATATGCCATTGAAGAGAAATTTCACTCAATCCCGGTACTCAGTACCACTTTCGATATTGCCTGTAATTCTGGCCTACCGGGATTGACATATTAATTAACGAGGGAGATCTCCAGCAAACCACGCCATTACTTTTTCAAAGAATGTCAGTTTGTGGTCATCCGGCAGACCCGATGCAATTGCCGCTCGTTTATAAGCTGGATTTAACAAAGCACCGAAAGGTGTTGAATCGGAGTGATGGAGAGTTTTCAGATGCGTTCGAATCACATCGTCTGTCATCTCATCGCTGCTAAACAGCAAATCGGCATACTGCCGACGCTGAACAGCAGCTCGTTCTGCAATGATAGACGGCTGCCATACCAATTGAACAGTAGCGATAACGACAACCGGTAACGCAAATAGCCATTCAATGCCAGTGCTGGCAAAAACAGCCGTACCACTGATCAATTGAATTGCTGTCATTAGCTTGTCGGCCCGGTTGTGAAAAACCGCCGTCATAGTTTCAAGATAGTAGGAATAACGTAACTGAAAAATGGCGGAGCTTTGTTTATCCATAACGGTTCCTTATTTTTTGTCTTCGTTTGGCTCCGGTTGTGGTTTTGGAGCTGGACGGTGTAGCACATGGAAGTCTTCAGTATCTGCCATGGAAGTTCCCCTTTAAGTGGTTGGTTGATTGTTGGCACGACAAATAGACCACTAAAGCCACGAACCGGGCGTGGGGAAATATCCCGGTATCAATATGTTAGGAGTCGAAAAATGCAAAACCCAATCTCAATTGCCCCATTACTCTGGCGTCAACAAGGCCACAATGCTAGCCGCGTTGAGATTAAACACGGCAGAGGTAAGCCAGGCATTATTATTCGCCCTGATGGTCGCCGTTGGGCACCACCACCAGGCACTTTTACTGATTCTCATCGGAGGATTGGTAAATGAGCATTCGCTGCGCTTTCGGAACAGAACACCTTCGCGCAATGCCACTTCCTTTGCGCGCCATTATTGGCAAACACTTTGCTGGCACTCGCTGGCGGGATACCTGCAACTTTTACGACTCTATGCCTGAACGTTACCGGGCAACCGTCTGTTTTCATGCTGAACTAAAAAAGCGCCACGCCCTACTTCAACTGGCGGAAATGGATGATAACGAGCGGCAACGTATCGTCAGTGCGTTGGATGAATTACGACATCACTTTGCTAAATATCGCAAACACGCCATTAGCAACGTCGCCTTTATTCAACGACTGCCTATCAGTGTGCGTAAAACTCTATTTCTTCATGCTGGATTAAGTCACAAAGAGTTTAATCAACCTGCCTGCTATCTAGAAGAAGACGCTTGCCCGTGGCGGGAAACTTTAATAGCAGCATTACGTGAATTACTTAATTTATTCGAGGATGCACCGGATATTTTAACTGCGGTTAAACCTGACGCTTATTTCAACTAATCATCGTATTTAAATTAATTGGCGTATGACCCGCTGGGTTTCCTACGCCCTGAATAAGGCCATAACCATGCACATGTATAAAACCATAGGACAAGATATGCATACCCGCGCCCTTGAACAGGCGCGCCAACACCAACTGAATCAAGCACGTAAGGAGGCTAAAGCCGATGCAGCTATCAGTTTCTCTTCATATTTAGACCGTCTCGCTACCCATGCCGCCAATCAACAGCTTTCCAGCAATGAAATTATCGAGTTGCTGCGTCAGGAATCCGAACAATTTCAACAACGTGGCTTTGAGTGCCACCAGAGTGATTTTTAAGGAGATCTGAAATGCCCGATATGTTCGATCACTCTCAAGAGCTGCAACTGCTCCAGTTGGAACACCAGATAGCAGCAGCCAGAACCAACACCCTGATGCCATCCGCTTTTATATGCGCCGACTGTGATTCTCCCATTCCTGAAGCACGTCGCGCCACATTGCCGGGGGTGCAGTGCTGTGTCCACTGCCAGCAGATCCGAGAAATAAAACGCAAACACGTCCGCGCATGACCTCAGTTAATCGGGGGCGCTTTGCCCCCTCGCCACCGCCGCCATTTACGGTAAGTTGCCGCGAGACTTTCGTCGGCGCTTATCCGTGGAATGCACCACGCAAAGCCATAGGTCGTGAAAGACAACTTACCCGTGAAGAATACCTTCAGGGGCAAGCTGTTTTAAATAAAATCAACAGTCTGCCGTATTTCCTGCGCTCGCTGTTTATCAGCCGCCATGCCAATCTACAAAAGCACCAAGGCCAATTAGCTGCTAATAAGTATCTGGTCCTCAGCTTTATGCAGCTTATTTGGCCACGCATTCAAACCGTAAACCAAAAGCATGGTTTAAAACACGATATCGCCCTTGGCTTTTTAAGCGAGGAAGAGACTTATTTAAGTCTGCCAGGCATGAATGATAAAGAACTGGTTAGATTTGCAGGCCGTATTTCTGCACAGTTATTTTCTGCCTATGAAGAACTTAGCGATACCTATATTGCTGAACATAATGGCGATAAAACAGCACTATTCAGCGATAGCGCACAAACCAAATTCTATGGCCATATTGCTGGCATGGCACGGTCATTAAATATTACCCCGCTACACTGGCGTAAATATCGTAAAGGTAAGTTAACCATGCGCCACGCTTTCTCCGCTATTGCCCGATTGGTCAATGATGAATGGTGGACGCGTCAGCTTAAAGCCCTGCGCACTCGTTGGCGGGAAGCACTCTTAATTGCAGTGGGCGAAGTAAATCGTCACAAATCCGGTTATGCCAGCAAGCAGGCGATTAAAGATATTCAATCGCGCCGTTTGTCTAATATGGAATTTCTGAAAGGCTGCGAACTGGAAAATGTTGATACCGGCGAGCGTATTGATCTGATCGATAAAGTGTTGGCCAGTATCTCTAATCCAGAAATTCGCCGCATGGAATTGATGAATACCATCGCGGGTATTGAGAAATATGCCGCTAATATGCAACACGTCGGCATGTTCATCACCATCACAACCCCTTCCAAATACCACCCAACTCGCGTGGTAGAGAATAGTGAAAAAGAGAAAGTCCTGTTTAATCACAAATGGGATAAAGAGGCATTTACGCCCAAAGATGGCCAGCGTTACCTGTGCAAAATCTGGAGCAAGATGCGCACCGCGTTCAAAGATAACGACCTGAAAGTTTACGGCATGCGCGTGGTCGAGCCTCACCACGATGGCACCCCTCACTGGCATATGATGCTGTTTTGTAAGCGTCAGCATCGCCGACAGGTGATCGACATCATGCGCCGTTATTCTCTAATGGAAGACGGTGACGAACGTGGTGCTGAGCAAAACCGCTTTGAATGCAAGCGCATGAGAAAAGGCGGTGCGGCTGGCTATATCGCGAAATACATTGCCAAGAATATCGACGGTTATGCACTGGATGGCGAACTGGATCATGAAACTGGCCAGCCACTAACTGAAACCGCTGCTGCCGTCACCGCTTGGGCGGCAACGTGGCGCATCCCTCAATTCCACCCAATTGGCATTCCAACTATGGGAGCTTATCGCGAATGCCGCCGCATTCGTGGCCTGAGCCTTGCTGAAAGTTTCGATGACCAGGTTGAAGCGGTACGTGCTGCCGCTGATACCGCTGATTTTGCCGCCTATATCACTCAACAAGGTGGGGCCAACGTACCGCGCGACCAGCAAACCATTCGGGTAGCTCGTAAGGTGGCCGAAGAACTTAACGCCTATGACGAAGAAGTACAAAAGGTGATCGGTATTTATGCCCCTCATCTCGGCGAATCTAAGATTTATGAAACCCGTTCAACCCAATGGCGTATTGTCGCCAAGGCCGTTGACGTTGAGCTTTTGACTTTAAAAAGCGCCTCTGGCGCGCCTCGGAGTTCTGTCAATAACTGTGGGTTTGCTGCTGAAGTAACCACCATTAAACCGACAGAATTACCACCAGAAAGCACCTATTCACCGGTAAATACCCCAATAGATTGGGATGATGAAGGCAATGTGCTGCTGATTAAGTCAATTTTGCGCGGGCAAACTCCCACTATTAACCATAAACAGCGCCCCTATGATCCGTATCACTGTCGCGAGGCCGCTCCTTCTGCCCGCCTGACACAAGAAGAACGGGCACGTTTGCCCAAAATTCGAGGCGAATTGGCCGCTAAAGGTATCCAGCCCACGAGGTGGGAGCTGGAGGCACTGACACGCGGAGCCAAAATCCACTTTGGCGATCTGGTGTTTCACTATCCACGGCTAGATACATGGGGAGATATGACTAAAGATTTATAGCTAAATCGCCATATCCAAACAAAGTTTCATAAAAACATTGATGTACTTGACTAACGAAAACGCCCGAAACAATAATACTGTATATTTATACAGATAGTAAGGAGAGATAAATATGGAACACATTGAACAAATCTATCTTGCCCTGTCACGTATACAATTCATCGCTGAAATTTCCCTCACCGCATGCTGCAAGCATGAAGAAATGGAGATGGCACTCTACCTAATCTCTGATTTAGCGGACGAATGCTTGCCGAATAATGGGCATGAAGAAGTGTTCTATAAGGCGTCACCAGACTGCACACAATGATTAAAAAATGTTTACTAGGAGTGAATCCCGAAATAGCGTGAAACAGGCGATATTCCAATGACAAATTCATATTTGTTAATATGTGCCTGCATTTTTCATCAGCACACGCAGAAAGGAATACCATGAATAACATAATCGCTTTTTTGTCTCTGTCGCTTTTATTGATGGCCACATTGAACCGCCACTAGACGTATTCCGGGCCAAAAACAGTGACAAAGACCCAATCGTTAGCTCCCTTGATGTGATATAGGCCAAGCTTCGGTAAGTAACATGGGTACTTTGTCACTTTTTATCATTCAACTCATGACGCTATACCATAGGAAGTGAGGATTGATATGCATCAACTGCCTAGGGACATTCCCTAGTCGTATACCTTCAGAGTTTAAAACCCTATTTGGACCACCACAAACTACAGGTGATATCATTAATCATCTGTAAACCTTGAGAATATGCAGCCAAATGATTTCACAATATGATTACGTCGTTCGCCAATTAGCCAGGACGAAAAACAAAAAACACGAACAATATGTCGTTACTGGCATTGTGCATAAGCTAAACCGCGATGACATAAAATTCGTTACTCAGCAGTACGTGAAAAGAGAATCAGGGCGAGCACTGACCGATCTTTATTTCCCAGCCATCAACCTGCATATTGAGATCGATGAACCCTTCCATCTCAAACAAGCCGAACACGATAATCTCCGAGAAGCCGATATTATTGATGCTACTGGTCATGAGGTTATTCGCATCTCAGTTAAAGGTTCATTACGTCAGATGAACGAACGTATTGACGATTGTGTTGCTGCAATCAAGTCTAAGATCGCTGCATTAGGTGATTACTTTGAGCCTTGGGATATGGATAAAGAGCTATCTATCGAACCTCATATCCGCAGAGGCTATATCGATGTGAAAGATAACGTAGCATTCCGCAGGATTACTGATGCCTGTAACTGTTTCGGCCATAACTACAAGTTTCTCCAGAAGGCCGGAGCCAAACATCCCTACCATGACGATATACTTATCTGGTTGCCCAAACTTTTTGATAATGAGCACTGGAGCAATCAGATCTCTAATGATGAAAACGTCATTACTGAAATACCTAAGTCCGAAGACGCCCAGGCCGCTCACTTTGATAAATGGATGGCAGAAACGAGAAATAAACGCCTGGTTTTTGCAAAAGCCAAAGATAATTTGGGAATGACACTTTACCGCTTTAAAGGGCTTTATGAGTTAAACCCAAAGAAAAGCAATCGTACCATAGGTCTATATTGGCAACGTATTTCTACTCGGGTGAAGACCTATCCATCACCGGAAAGAAACGCTGATTGAAGCGGTAGATGCTATTCGCAACCCACGCATGCATTGAGCGCATGAATTTGCATGAAGATCCGCTGCCAGATTTGAGCGCACTAAGCCAGTACTGGCGCGGATCTACTACGATCACGCAACTGCATGAAAAGCGCCCTATAAAGCGGGCAGGCGTGGCGGGGATACGATTGCGCGCAGTGGGTTCTGAACTATGCATTTGTATTGGAAATAACACCATGAATAATATAATGAAAATCGATGGACACACTGCGGTCATCACTTTTGACCCTGATATGGAAATGTTCCGAGGCGAGTTTATCGGCCTTAATGGTGGCGCTGACTTCTATGGCAACAGCGCGGAAGAACTGAAAAAAGAGGGTGTACGCTCTCTATCGATCTTTTTAGATGAGTGCAAAAAGGACGGTATTGAACCGTATAAATCCTTTAGTGGTAAAATCGTCGTTTAGCTAACGTCTAAGCGCCATCAGGCTCTTATCCTTACTGCACGGTACTGGTCATTCGATTAGTGACCTACTGAGCTAGGGCGAGGATATGGTCACACTGAAGTATTCTTGATTGGTTAATCTGTTGGAGCGCGGAAACAGACTTGCATGTAAATCCATACAGTATTAGTCTGTCCTATAATCCTATAAAATCTCCACCATCTTGTAGTAGGCAATGGTATCCATAATGAAGAAAATCCAAAAATTCAAAGTGATAGACCTATTTTGTGGTGCTGGGGGACTATCTGCTGGTTTTCTGAAAGGAAAACAAGCTAATTACTTTGAAAGCATTTTGGCTATCGACAATGATACAGCCGCAATCAGGACCTATAACGCTAATTTCGGCAATCACGGCGTTACAGCTAACATTGATGAATGGATTGCAGAAAATGAAATCCCGCAAGCAGATATAGTTATTGGTGGACCACCATGCCAAGGCTTTAGCCTGCTCAATAAAAAACGAGCAGGAGATCATCGCCGTGCCTTATGGGAACCCTATATGGATATCATCGAACAATCCTCCGCTTCCATTTTTGTCATGGAAAATGTGCAAGGGTTATTAAACAGCGAAGAGTTCGCCGATATTACCGCCAGAGCGCATGAACTTGGGTTTATCTTGCTCAATCCATCCCTACTCAATACCGCTGACTACGGTGTTCCGCAGACTCGCAAGCGAGTCATCGCCATAGGAGTCAAAGCAGAGTTATTTGATATCAACCAGCTCCCTGCTTTCCCTCCAACACCAACTCACTGTTCGCCCGATAAAAATAGTGCCTTGCCAGCATGGGTTACAGTCAAAGATGCTATTTCTGATTTACCAGAGCCGGAAGGAACAGAGATAAGAGATGTTCCTGCACCGCTTAACTTACATTTTGGGCGAAACCCAACAGCGCTTTCCCAAGAAAGATATCGTGTCGTTCCTCCCGGTGGGAACAGGTTCGATTTGCAAAAGCAACGCCCTGATATAACACCGGCTTGTTGGATTAAAAAAGCTTCTGGTGGAACGGATCTTTTTGGCAGACTGTGGTGGGATAGACCATCAGTAACAATCAGAACTGAGTTTTTCAAACCAGAGAAAGGGCGCTATCTTCATCCGGAGAAACATCGTCCAATAACTCATCGTGAAGCCGCTCGTTTGATGAGTTTCCCGGATGACTTTATTTTTATTGGTTCCAAAACCGAAGTAGCAAGGCAAATTGGTAATGCGGTCCCCCCCTTATTTGCCCAAAAAATTGCAAATTATGTCCAAAACTTAATGGAATTAAAAATAAAAAATGGCGAGAAGATCTCAGAAAAGTACGCCGGAAAAGCTGCGTAAAGAACTGCTTGAGCTTATTACTGATTTTGAACACAAGCTGCTGGATGAATCCTTGCGGGAGCAAGTCCGAGCCTTAGTTCCTGCTAACCATCTTTTGCGAGATTTAGGAAGTTCATTGATTGTCGGTGAAGATAGCAACTCAGCCAGAGATCGTATTCTTTCCTATCTAATTAGATATCCAAGACAAATCATTCTTGGTGATGAACTCATGGTTGTCGCTGGAATCAGTGAGTACGCAAGAAGAATTAGAGAGTTACGCGTTGAATTTGGCTGGGCGGTGCTCAGTGGCAAAATGTTGAAAGAAATTGTAGAACAGCAAGAAGTGACACTTGAGGAACTAAACGCGACTTCTCTTCAGACTCTTAAAACCGATGTTTATACCTTAATCAACACTGAACAAGATAGAGAAGCTGCGTTACGTTGGAACGAAGCAAATGAACTTCGCAAAAGCAAGATCTCTGTTAAAGATAAAATCTTGTTGTATTTGAGAAAAAACGTTGGTCGGGCTGTTTCTGGAGAGGAACTGCGTTATCTCGCAAACGATAGTAAAGAATGGGCCAGAAGAACCAGAGAATTACGCACAGAAGACGGTTGGCCAATCGCCACTAAAAACTCCGGTCGACCGGAGTTATCTGTTGGCGCTTATCTTCTGGAGCAAGATCGACAAGCCAAGCCACATGACAGAAAAATCCCTGACCCTGTGCGCGTTAAAGTTCTCGAAAGAGACCATCATTCATGCCGAAATTGTGGCTGGCAATATCAGCTAAAAAAACCGAGCGATCCGAGATCATTGCTTGAACTCCATCATATAGAACACCATGTTGATGGCGGTGAAAATACCGTTGAAAATCTGATTACTCTCTGTAATGTTTGCCACGATGAGGTTCATAAGTTACAGACTCCCCCATCAGAGCTTTTGGCCTTATTAAACAAGCCGTTAAAAGATTGATTATTTAGGCATATACAGATTTTAGTGAACTGTTGTGCATTTAAGGATCTAAAAACTAAAGCACTCAGTAAGCCTGAAGTTAAGCAAGACTACGATGAAGCAGATTTAACTAAGACAGAGCTTCCGGAACGTTTTGATGTTAAGCCCCAAGCCGTTCTTTGTTTATTGAGAAAGAGGCCTATTTTATGAATTTTAATCCAAGAAAAAAATATATTTGCTATTGCTGTGTTGGTGAGAAATTTTTATCTAATGAAATTGAGTCTACAAATAAAAAACTAAGTAGAAAAAGAAAATGCAGTTATTGTCATGAGAAAGAAATGACTATTACCATTCAAGATATTGGAGATAGAATTGAAAAGACAATAACAGAGCACTATATTAAAACATCTGATCAGCCTGATGATTTCCAATATGCAATGCTAAGAGATAAAGAAAGTTCTTACGATTGGGAGCGAGAAGGGCAAGATATTACTAACCTTATATTTGATCTTGCTGGTGTTAGTATGGAAATAGCTGAAAATATACAAATCTATCTTGAAGATAAAAACTCTAGTTGGTCACATCACGATGAGCCAGATATAGAAACAGAGTTTTCAAGTGAATCTCACTACACAGAAACAAAAGCTAATGGCAATGAATATCAGCAACTTTGGAACAAATTAGAGCAATCCCTTAAAGAAGAGGCAAGATACTTTAATCATAATGTCATGAGTACCTTAGAAGAAATTTTTTCCGGACTTGATACTATGAATACATTCAATAATAAGCCATTACTTAAGTATGTCGGAGTTGATACTAAAATAACTCATTTATATAGAGCTAGATCCTTCGAAAATTTTGAAACAATGGAAAAAGCTTTAGTTGACCCTGAAAATTTGTTGGGGCCTCCCGCTACAGTTTATAGTGGTTCAGGAAGAATGAATGCTCGAGGAATATCTGTTTTTTATGGTGCCAACACCCGTGAAACAGCCATCTCCGAGATTAGACCATCAGTTGGAAGTCAGGTATTAACCACCAAATTTGATATAACCTCAAAATTAAAAGTTTTAGATTTAAGAAATCTAGATAAAATATCACCTAAAGGCAGTTTATTTGATCCTATATTTAAAAAAAAGATTAACCAAGTAGCCTTTTTAAAGAATTTAAAAGAAAGAATTGTTAGCCCTGTCTTACCATCTGCTGAAGCATTCGATTACCTAACCACTCAAGCTGTAGCAGAATTTCTAGAACAACATCCCATATATAATGTTGATGGGATATTGTATCCATCAGTCCAATCTAAAAATGATGATTTTAATTTGGTGATTTTTCATAAATCATCAAAGATAAAATTCAGACCCCCATCAAAAAAAGAATTTAAGGTAATGTCTTATTTTGACGATGAATATGAGATGTGTGTATTAGAAACAGAACTAAAAATAGAAAAAAAAGATAATAAACAAGATGAATCTAACTTCACCGAATGTTTATCCATTGATGTTGGTAGCATTCACCTCCATGAAATATGTGGGGTGAAATATTCTTTTTCATCCAAGGGGATCAGTTGGCGCCCACATCAAAATCGCCACTTTGAAGATGAATAATTTCTATTCTGTGAATTAATTTAGATAATAACGAACTGACAGTGAAAAATATATGCTGTCAGTTTTAATATCAATGAAAAACTAAACACATTTCAGATTGTATAGTTTAAACCCTACAACCTCCTCCCCTATCCACTCATTCACCTCTTTCATCCGTTCCTGTAGCGGCATCAACTCGTTCCTTACAAACACCTGGCTGGCTTTTTCTATGTCGCCAAATCCGCCGGTGTTATTGGGGATAATACCCATCATCTGCGGTGGTACGCGGTGGGCGCTGAGTAGGTCGTCGCGGCTGGCGTTTTTGATATTAAAAAAATCGTCTTTGGTGGCCACCTCGCTGAGTGGGACGATCTTGATACCGTCAGGTTTGCCATTTGGAGCATAGAAGAACAAGTTTTTAAAATTCCCCAACCCTTTGGTGCTGCGCATGGCGTTGCGTAATGTTTCTACGTCGGTATTACTTTGGGCCGCATCGGTGACATACATGATATAACCGGCGTGTGCGCCGTTCTGGAAATACTTGCGACGGAATAACGTGGCCGACTCGTTCAGCCATGCTGAGTTGAGGGAACTGAGATATTCTGGCAAGCCGTAAAGCTCTTGATTGATATCCGGTTCAATCAGGTGAAATACCGTACCTGGCTCAAAGCGATGCGGTTCGCGGAAAGATTGCACGAACCAATACACATCATCTTCTACTCCACGGCGGGTATATTTGGCCGGTGAACATTCCAGCCGCATTAACTTGCCTAAGCGATTGAAACGCTTCTCCAGAAAAGCATTGCCGAAGACCAAGAAATCCAGAGCAAAGCGGCTAAACTCTTGGGCGCTAAGCAGCGGATGTGAGATAAAAGTGCTAGTCAGAATATTACGTTTCACATAAATCGGTGAGCTGTGATGTACCGCCGCACGCAGACTTTTGGCCAACCCGGTGAAACTGATTGGCGGCTCAATCCATTTACCATTACCGATGCATTCGGCGTAATCCAGAATATCACGGCGATCCAACACAGCAGAAGGTTCGCCAAAACTAAACACTTCCATTGGTTGCTGCGGTTGGCGAGTTAGATTGGTTGATTTTACTGCCTTGCGGCCTTTGCGTTTGCTCATCAGTTAAAATCCAGAATTGAAGATTGGGCATAACCGTTACCGGCGGTTAGCGGCTCGTTAATCATCGCGTGCATCGCCGCCCATGCGATATCTGCATGACTGGCGTCTTCGCTGCGGCTGGCTTGGTAAGTGGCACGGCCACCGCTGGCAGACATAGTTTTGCGGATAGCCATAAAAGATTGGGTGATATCGGTGTGGCCGGAGTCATACTCCAGCCGCCCGCTGGTGATCAGGTCTTTGGCTTTCAGCACCAGCGCGGTTTTAATCTCCGGGCTGTAACGAATTTCCCGCACCGCCGGAAAGAACTCTCGCACCAGTTGATAGACGCCCTGCCCAATGCCCGTGGCGTCGATACCGATATATTCCACGCAGTATTTTTCAGTTAGGGTTTTGATGGATTCAGCTTGAGTGGCGAAGTCCATTCCCTTCCATTGATGGCGTTCCAAAATGCGGAATTTACCGCCGGGTACCAGCGGTGGAGCCAATACCACGCAACCCGCACTGTCACCGGTGTGAGACGGGTCATAACCCAACCAAACCGCCCGATAACCAAAAGGTCGATAGGCGTAAGGATTAAAATCGTCCCACTCCTCCAGACTATCGACCATGCAGCCCTGCAACTCTTCGAACGGAAATACCGAGGTTTTATCATCGACGAATTCGCACATCAGCAGGTTTTGATATTCCGCTGGGCTGTATTCCAGCGCGAGTTGGTCGAGGTCAAACAGGTTGCAGCCGCCTGCCAACGCATCTTCGACAGTGACAATCTGCCGCCACTGGCCGTCGCCACACAGCGCACCGTGCATCAAGTGGCTATGGCTGAGATCGACATAAATATGTTGTTCTTTGTTTTTACGCCCTTTATTAAACAGTTCTCCAGACCAAAACGGATAAGCGCTGTGGGCCAGACTGGATGGCGTGGAAAAATAGGTGGTACGCCATTTTTTGTGTAATGACATACCCGAAGCCACTTTGCGCAGCTCCTGAAACTTCGGTATCCAAAAGTATTCATCGAGATACAGGTTGCCGGTGTAGCTCTGAGCGGTACGGATATTGGTGCCGAGAAAGAACAGACGCGCACCGTTGGCCAGCACCATCGGATCGCCTTTCAGGTCAACTTCTACCTGTCGGGCAAAATCTATAATGTAGTTTTTGAATACATGCGCCTGCGCCTTACTGGCTGACAGGAAGATCTGACTGCGCCCAGTGGTTAGCGCATCTATTAGCGCTTCACGGGCAAAGTAGAAGGTCGCGCCAATTTGGCGCGATTTAAGAATATTGCGGATACGGTACTGCAAGCCAGCCCGATACCAGCCTTTCTGATATTCAAACGTGGTTTCCAGAAAAATATCATTCAGCGCTTCAATAGCCGCGTCGCTAAACACATTCTTTTCGGCTGGCTTACGTTCCCCTTTATTACGGTTGCGCACCTTCGGGTTAAGGTCAGCCTCATTGCCGGTTTGGTTGTAACGGTTAACTCGTGCCAATCGCTCAATCTGGCGACCTAGCAGGTCAATCTCTTTGTAGTCGCCCCCCTCCTTGTTATTTTTCATAATCAGCTGAATCAGCCGCGCTTCCAGACTGCTCTCCACACGCGATACCGGGGAAACATCCTCCCAGGCATCCCGTTGTTTCCAGCTCTGCACGGTTGGCGCTTTCTGGTTCAGCATCTCCGCAATCTGGCGCACAGAAAAGCCCTGCCAGTAAAGCAAAGCCGCCTGCCGTCGTGGATCGCTGATAAGAGTAGTTGGGGTCGTCATCATGAGCGCAAGGCTACGAAAACGAATTTAATTCTTCCTCAACTCACTGTTGTGTCAGTGATTAAAGGATTTTGAGTAGTGGCGATGGATATTGGGAGTCAGGAAACTAGCGCTGATTTAACTGACCCATTCACGGACTCCCATTATGGCCAAGAAAATTTCTAAGTTTTTCCGTATCGGCGTCGAAGGTGATACTTGCGATGGTCGCATTATCGACGGTAATGACATTCAGCAAATGGCAGATACCTTTGACCCGCGCGTCTATGGTTGCCGCATCAATCTGGAGCATATTAAAGGTTTACTGCCTGACAGCCCTTTCCGCCGTTATGGTGATGTGGTCGAGCTAAAAGCCGAGAAGATTAATGATGATTCCGCGCTAAACGGTAAGTGGGCGTTATATGCCAAGGTGGTTCCAACTGAGGATTTAGTGGCAATGGTGCAAGCCCGACAAAAAGTTTACACCTCAATGGAGATTCGCCCGAATTTCTCCAACAGCGGTAAATGCTATCTGATTGGCCTGGCGGTGACTGATGACCCGGCCAGCTTGGGTACTGAAATGTTGGAATTCTGCGCCCGTGCCAAAACCAACCCGCTGGCCGGTAAGAAACTGGAACCCACCGATTTGTTCTCTGTTGCCGTTGAGGCCGCGATTGAATTTGAAGTGATTCCCGAGTCCGGAATCAGTTTACTTAGCCGGGTAAAAGAGCTGTTTAACCGCAAGGAATCCTCTGACGATGCCCGCTTTACTGATGTTCACGCCGCAGTGACCACCGTTGCTGAACAGTTGCAAGTTCAGGCTGATATTAACGAGCAACGTTTTCAACAAATTGAGCAACAGATTGAAGCCAATCAGCAGCAACTTTCCCACCTGCACGCCAGCCTCGACCATAGCGAAAGCCCGATCCAACTGCGTCGCCCGATGGCCAACGGCGGTAATGGTGATGAAACCTTTCTGACCAACTGTTAATAACCAGACTGAGATAACCTCATGCGACCTAATACCCGAATCAAATTCAACGCTTACCTGACTCAGGTTGCCAAATTGAATGGCATTGATGTGAGCGATGTGGCGAAAAAATTCAGCGTCGAGCCGTCGGTTACCCAAACCCTGATGACCCGCGTGCAGGAGTCATCCGAGTTTCTCAGCCGTATCAATATGGTGCCGGTGGCCGAGTTAACCGGTGAAAAAATCGGTATCGGCGTCACCGGTTCTATTGCCAGCACTACTGATACCGCTACTGGCGCCGAGCGTGAAACCGCTGACTTTGCCACGCTGGAAGCCCGCCGTTACCAGTGTGAACAGATGAACTTCGATTTTCATATCCGCTATAACACATTAGACCTGTGGGCGCGGTATCAGGATTTTCAACTGCGGCTGCGTGATGCCATCGCCAAGCGTCAGGCATTGGATTACATCATGGCGGGCTTTAACGGTGTGAAACGCTCTGCAACGTCGAACCGCAAACAAAACCCAATGCTGCAAGATGTAGCCGTGGGCTGGCTGCAAAAATACCGCAACGAAGCGCCGCAGCGGGTGATGGATAAAGTGACCGGTAAAGATGGTGCGATAATTTCCAGCGTCATTCGTGTCGGCGAAAATGGCGACTATAAAAATCTCGATGCGCTGGTATTTGATGCCACCAATACCATGATTGACCCGTGGCATCAGGAAGATCCCGATTTAGTGGTGATCTGTGGCCGTGAGTTGTTAGCCGATAAATATTTCCCACTAATTAACCAAAAACAACCCAATAGCGAAATGTTGGCAGCGGATGTAATTGTTAGCCAGAAACGTATCGGCAACTTGCCAGCGGTGCGTGTGCCCTACTTCCCTGCCAATGCCATGTTAGTGACTCGTCTGGACAACCTGTCGATCTATTTTATGGACGAGAGCCACCGTCGCCATATCGAAGAAGTCGCCCGCCGCGATCGCATCGAAAACTACGAATCTATCAAACAGGATTATGTGGTGGAGGAATACGGCTGTGGTTGCCTGATTGAAAATATCCAACTATTGACTGAAACGAAAAACGAGCATTCAGAGACTGGAGCCTAAATCATGTTAAGCCCCGCCAGACGGCACATGATGCGAGTTTTAGCGGCGGAGGCGGCGCAGCAGATTGATGAGCCGCTGCGCCATGCCAATGGCTATGAACTGATGCTACTAAAACTAGCTGAAGATATTCACGCCCTGAAAAATGTGCATTCAATGGAGCGTAAAGCTGAACGCAAACGGGAAATGCTGCCCTATTACGCCCCTTGGGTGAGCGGAGTGTTGAGTGAAGGCCGAGGCGCACAAGATGCGGTATTGATGACGGTTATGGTGTGGAAGCTGGATGTTGGCGATATTGCCGGTGCGCTGGAGATTGCCCACTATGCCTTGCACCATCGCCTCGTGATGCCAGATCGCTATAAACGCTCTACGCCTTACTTATTGGCTGAAGATGTGGCCGATGCCGCCACTCGCGCCCACAGTGCTGGCCAGCCCGTCAATATCGACCACCTGCTGGCCACAATGGAACTGACCGATGCCGAGGATATGCCCGATCAAGTGCGCGCCAAGCTGCACAAAATCGCCGGTATCGTCCTGCGGGACAGTGGCAAAGCAGAGCCAGCACTCGTCCATCTGAAACGCGCTTTACAACTCAACAACCATTGCGGTGTGAAAAAAGATATTGAACGGCTGGAGAGCCAACTGCGTAAAGCCAGCGCCAGTCGTTAACCAAACGCGCCCCGCACCGGGCGGCACGCAAGCCGCGACAACTTACCAGATCAACGCTTGCGTCCACCGCCCTCTATTTTGAGGTTGTCATGACGACAGTGATTATTTCCAAAAAAGATGAGCAGCCACATAGCGACACAGTAGTTATTCCGCCATCTGCGCATGACGAGCCACTGATAAAGAACACCTTCTTCTTTCCCGACATCGACCCAAAACGCGTTCGTGATCTGATGCGACTTGAGCAGACCGTTTCCCCAGCACGACTGCGTGAGGCCATTAAAACCGGTATGGCAGAGACCAATGCAGAGTTGCACGATTTTCGTGAGCAGCAAGTCACCGCTGGGTTTAACCGCCTTATAGATGTGCCGTCGGATGAGGTCGATGGGGAGAATATCCGTGTTTTCCATTATGTGCGCGCCGTTTGTGCAATGGCGACCGCGACCTTGTATGAACGTTATCGTGGCGTAGATGCCAGTGCCAAAGGCGACAAAAAAGCTGACAGTATCGACAGCACTATTGATGAGTTGTGGCGTGATATGCGCTGGTCGGTCTCGCGCATCCAAGATAAACCACGCTGTGTTGTGGGCCACATCTGATGCAAATCATTGCACAACAAGGCGATACCCTTGACCTCATTTGCGCTCGATATTACGGGCGCACCGAGGGAGTATTTGAAACGGTGCTCGTCGCTAATCCGGGGCTGGCAGAACTTGGGGCAGTGCTACCGCATGGCACTGCCGTTGAACTGCCAGATGTTCAAACCTCACCTGTCACAGAGACTGTAAACCTGTGGGACTGACAATGGAGAAGATCAGCACATTTATTACTTACTGGTTATCAGTAGCACTTGCATGGTTCGGCACACAGACGCCAGATAGATTTGCACTCTATATCGGTGGGAGCTGCGCCATTTTTACCGCGCTGGTTAATTTCTGGTATCGCCGCAAAACCTTTAATTACCTCAGATCTATGGGGCTTAATGAAGGGGTGACCCGTGAATTCAATCGTTAAACGTTGCAGTGTCGGTGTGGTGCTGGCGTTGACGGTATTGATGCCTGATTTTCATTTGCTACATACCTCGCCGGATGGCCTTACCCTGATCGCCGATCTTGAGGGATGCCGTCTGCGGCCCTATCAATGCAGCGCGGGAGTCTGGACATCAGGTATTGGTCACACTGCTGGAGTTGTACCTAAAAGAGATATTACCGAGCGTGATGCGGCGGAAAATTTAGTCGCCGATGTTCTCCATGTTGAGCAACAACTGGCGGCCTGTGTGCCGGTAGACATGCCGCAGCCGGTTTACGATGCACTTGTTAGTTTTTCGTTTAACGTCGGTACGGCAGCCGCCTGTCGCTCGACGCTGGTTTCGTATCTAAAACGCCGACAATGGGAACAGGCATGTGATCAACTATCTCGCTGGGTATATGTCAATGGAGTCAAAAGTAAAGGGCTGGAGAATCGCCGCCAGCGTGAACGCGCTTATTGTCTTAAAGGAACACAATGAAAACAGTAATCGTATTACTGATTCTGGCCGTGTTCGGTGTGTTATGGCTGCGTGATGAGAACGGCAATCTAAGCCGGTCGCTTGAGAGAGCTAATTGCGTCGCCAATGAGCAAAAAAACACGATTAGCATACTGAAAAATCAGCTTAACGTTGCTGCCAACCGAGCTGATAAAAATGAGAGAGCACAGGTTACCTTGCGTCAAAAGCTTGACGCCGCTGGAAAACTGGCAGCACAGCGTGAACAAACCATCACAAGATTACTCAATGAAAACGAAACCTTTCGCCGCTGGTACCGCACTGATTTGCCTGATGTTGTGCGCCGGATGCACCGACGCCCCGCCTGTACATCCGCCAGTCATTGTTTACAGCGGATGTCCGAGAGTCAGCCTTTGCCCGATGCCCGGCAACGACCCGAAAACTAACGGCGATTTGAGTGCCGACATTCGTCAGCTTGAGCATGCACTCGTACGTTGCGCGTTACAGGTTGAGATTGTTAAACAATGTCAGGATGAATTAGATGTTGAAACCCGACAGTTTGCGCAAAACCCTCACTGATGCTGTGCCGGTGTTGCGTACCAATCCCGATATGCTGCGTTTATTTGTCGATAACGGCAAAATTGCCGCCACACTGGCCGCATCACTGTCATTTGAAAAACAGTACACTCTCAATGTGGTGGTGACGGATTTCACTGGTGATATTGATTTACTGCTGGTGCCGATAATGGCATGGTTGCGTGAAAATCAGCCCGACATTATGACCACCGATGAAGGCCAGAAAAAAGGCTTTACGTGGTATACCGATATCAATAACGACAATAGCATTGATGTCAGTATCAACCTGTTACTGACCGAGCGTACCCTTATCAGGGAGGTTGACGGCGCGTTACATGTGCAAAACATACCGGAGCCACCGCGACCAGAACCGATAACGCGACCGGCAGAAATGTGGGTTAATGGTGAACTGGTGAGTCAGTGGAATGAATGAATTTAAACCATTTGAAGATAAGTTGGCTGGTCTGATTGCTGCGCTATCACCCGCAAGCCGTCGCCATATGGCTGTCGAAATTGCGAAGAAGCTGCGCCAACGTCAGCAGCAGCGAATTAAATCCCAAAAATCGCCCGATGGCACGCCCTATGCTCCGCGAAAGCGCCAACCGATCAAAGCAAAGAAAGGCCGAATCAAGCGGGAAATGTTCACAAAGCTGCGAACCAACCGCTTTATGAAAGCCAAAGGCGATGATAGTGCTGCCGTGGTGGAGTTTACCAGCAAGGTACAGCGGATTGCGCGGGTTCATCAATATGGGCTGCGGATAAACCATCGCCTCGTAGCAAAGAGGTGCAATACGAGGCCAGACCATTGATCGGATTCAGTAAGGATGATGCAAGCATCATTCAGGAGATTACTTTTCACCATATGAACAAATAGAAACTATTAATATTTAAATAATAACATTTCTTTAATTTTATTTCCTACCTAAATATTTTTAGGGTTGGCATAGAATAAATGGCACCTAATTAAGCCTTCACTTCAGAAATGTATTACATTATAAAAAATATATTAATCATATGAAACGGAGTGAGATTGTGCTTGATAATTTGTTAAACATAGAGTCGTTGCTGGCTGTTTCGGTTGGGGCAATATTTAGCTTCAAAATTAGTAAGATAAATCTCAATGTAAGGAGTGAAATAAGAAAACAGAGCCCTGATATCAAAGGAGATAATAATGTCGTCATTTATAATCAGGCGATGACTGATGTCAGAAAAGAAATGGCTTTTTCAGTTAAGTTATGCACTGTCGCAATTGTTATATCATTTCATATATTCCCATCATTTTTCGTACAACTGCTGTTATCACTTTCTTTTTTATTACCTTTATTCTGTGCATTTGGTGTAGCGAACACTATTAGAATCAATGGAATAAATAGATCAAGTGACCTACTTTATCTCATGGCATCTACCGTAATGGGAGTATTTTGCTATTGTTCGTCACAAATGTTGGCTAAGCATCTTGCTCTTTACCCAACATTATTACAGCTATTTGAGCATGCATTTGGATACGGTCTAATGGCATTTTTTCATGCTCAGTACGCAGTTTTTTCTATTGCCTTTATTGTAATATCGAGCATTGCATGCGCTTCATTAATAGTTCTTAGTTTTTACCTGAGTTTTGCATATACAACAGCCAGAAATGCAAACGATGCATTCAGATACTCAATCTATATTTTACTCTCTGGCTATCTAGCCTACCTTTTTTCTTCCGGTGTTTTCTTTTCCCTTGAGCAAAGTGATTTAAATTATTTCAAGGCTGTGCTTTTTTATCCATTTTCTAAAATTATTTCCCTATTGTACTAGCGATAGACAAATCTTTTCAAATTGCCGCTGGTTCTTCCCTGCGGCATCCTTTCCCCATGCATACACAAGAAACTTTCTCTGAAATTCAGCGCTTATTGCGCAATATGATTCGTACCGGTGTGGTGACTGATGTTGATACCACGGCGACACTTTGCCGTGTCCAAACCGGCGAACTGCGAACCGACTGGCTCCAGTGGCTGACTCACCGCGCTGGACGTTCTCGCACATGGTGGGCTCCATCGGTAGGTGAGCAGGTATTAATTCTGGCGGTTGGCGGTGAACTCGACACTGCTTTTGTGCTACCGGGGATTTTTTCTGATGACCATCCCGCGCCTTCGAAATCGGCGGATGCGCTGCATCTGGCTTTCCCTGACGGTGCTGTTATTGAGTATGAACCGAAAACCAGCGCCCTGAAGGTGTGCGGCATTAAAACCGCTGATATCACCGCATCGCAAACTCTTATCACCTCCGCGCCAGAGGTACGGGTTAGTGCATCGACCCGCATTACTCTCGATTCCCCCGAAGTGATTTGCACCAATACGCTGATTACTGGCTCACTGGAGGTACAAAAAGGCGGCAAGATGAGCGGCAATATTGAGCATAGCGGCGGTTCATTGTCGTCAAACGGCAAAGTGTTGCATACCCACCAACATCCAGGCGACAGCGGCGGCACAACAGGAGCGCCACTATGACCGCAGGTTACATCGGTATCAGTCGCACCACGGGTCGGGCGATCACCGATGCAGAGCATATTCGTCAAAGTGTGAGTGATATTTTGCTTACCCCCATTGGCTCACGAGTGATGCGCCGTGATTATGGCTCGTTGCTGTCTTCGATGATTGACCAGCCGCAAACTCCCGCCCTTGAGCTGCAAATCAAGGTGGCTTGTTACATGGCGATCCTCAAATGGGAACCGCGCGTAAAGTTGACCTCGGTGACCACAGAACGCCGGTTTAACGGTCAGATGGTGGTCAACTTGACTGGCCAACATGCTGAAACGGGCGAGAGTCTTTTGTTAACCCTTCCTGTGAGTTGAAACCATGCCAATTATCGACCTGAACCAGCTCCCCGCGCCGGATGTGGTAGAAAAGCTTGATTTCGAAACCATCCTCACCGAGCGCAAAGCGACACTGATTTCTCTGTTCCCCGAAGAACAGCAGGAAGCCGTTGCACGCACGCTAGCACTGGAGTCAGAACCGCTGACCAAACTCCTTGAAGAAAATACTTATCGTGAGGTTATCTGGCGTCAGCGAGTCAACGAAGCGGCCCGCGCCAATATGCTGGCCTATGCCGTTGGTCATGATCTTGACGTGATGGCGGCAAACAACAATACCGAACGGCTTACCATCACCCCGGCAGATAACACCACTATTCCACCCACGCCGGCAGTGATGGAGTCTGACACAGATTTACGTCTGCGAGCACAGCAGGCATTCGAGGGGCTGAGTGTAGCGGGACCAGTCGGGGCTTATGAGTATCATGGTCGCTGCGCTGACGGGCGTGTTGCGGATATTTCTGTGGTCAGTCCTACCCCTGCTTGTGTGACGATTACTGTGCTATCACGTGAGGGTGACGGCACCGCTAATTCTGATCTACTGGCTGCTGTAGAAAAAGCGCTCAATGCTGATGACGTGCGCCCGGTGGGCGACCGTGTAACAGTCCAGAGTGCCAAGATTGTGCCATATCAGATTAATGCGACGTTATATTTTTACCCCGGCCCCGAACAAGAACCCATCAGGCAAGCGGCAGAACAACAACTCAAAAACTATATCCGTTTGCAGCATCGGATCGGGAGGGATATTCGCCTGTCTGCCATCCATGCCGTGCTTCACGTCGAAGGGGTACAGCGTGCGGAACTGGCTTCGCCAGCCCATGACATTGTGCTCGATAAATACCAGGCATCTTATTGCACTGAATACACGATCACCGTAGGGGGAACGGATGAGTGATAATCGCTTGTTGCCCGTGGGTTCGTCGGTACTGGAGGTGGCGACAGCAAAAGCGGCGGCTGAAATTACCCGTGTGCCAGTGCCACTGCGTACATTGTGGGATCCGCAGCGATGTCCTGTCGCACTGTTACCTTATTTGGCATGGGCGCTGTCGGTTGACCGGTGGGATTTTAACTGGTCGGAAGCGACTAAACGCCATGTTATTGCATCCTCATTTTTTATCCATCAACACAAAGGCACTATCAGTGCATTGCGGCGGGCAGTTGAACCGCTTGGCTATCTGATTGAGGTTAAAGAGTGGTGGCAGCTTAACGAGGAACCCGGCACTTTTCGCCTCGTTATCGGAGTGCTCGACAGTGGTATTACTGACGAAATGTATCAGGTGCTCGAGCTTTTAATTAATGACGCCAAACCGGCAAGCCGTCACCTGATTGGCCTTAATATCAGTCTAAGTTCAACCGGTAGCTTATTTGTCGGTGCAGTCTGTTATCACGGCGAAACGCTGACCATCTATCCCTATATAGCGGATGAAATCACCGTCGGAGGCGAGTTCTTCCCTGCATCAGCTATACATTTAATTGACTCACTGAACGTGTAAACCAATGACTACGAAATATTTTGCAATTTTGACGAATCAGGGTGCGGCCCGATTGGCCAATGCGGCGGCATTAGGGACAACGTTAAAAATTACCCATATGTCTGTCGGGGATGGGGGTGGAAAGGCGGTAACTCCAAATCCAGAACAAACAACGCTGATAAATGAAGTCAGGCGAGGCGCAGTTAATATGCTCTCAATTGACCCGCAAAATATAAATCAGATTATTGTCGAGCAGGTTATTCCCGAAAATGAGGGCGGCTGGTTTATTCGTGAAATCGGTCTGTTTGACAGTGAAGGAATGCTAATTGCCGTCGCAAACTGCCCTGAAACATACAAACCATTGTTACAGGAGGGGAGTGGCCGAACTCAAACCATTCGAATGATTTTAATTGTTTCCAGCACCAGTGCGGTGGAGTTAAAAATTGATCCGTCAGTGGTGCTGGCAACTCGCCAATATGTGGATAATAAAATCATTGAAGTTAAACAGTACGCCGATACTTTACTGAAAAAGCATATTGATGCCGCCAATCCGCATAGCCAATATGCGTTCAAACACAGCCCAGATTTGACGGGAATACCAACAGCACCCACGCCAGCACAAGAAACCGATGATCAGCAAATTGCTACCACTGAGTTTGTGCGTACATGGATTAATTTTCTGAAAGGTGATGTTCCCGTAGAACTTGGTAGCTTGAAGGCACTGGCGGACGCTCTTGATACTAAGTTGGCAAAAGACAGTAATGGCTCTGACATCCCCAATAAACCGTTGTTTGCTCAGAACATTGGGGTTTACAACAAAGCAGAAAGCGATTCTCGTTATTTACGCGCACAAGATAATTTACCTGTCGGCATTCCACTGCCGTGGCCGTTAGCCACACCGCCAACAGGTTGGATAATTTGTAATGGTCAGGCGTTTGATAAAGCACATTGCCCACAATTGGCGCTAGCCTATCCGAGCGGTGTATTACCTGATTTGCGCGGCCTGTTTATTCGTGGTTGGGACAATGGACGCAACCTTGATGGCGGTCGTACATTGCTCAGTTTTCAGGGAGATGCCAGCAGGAGAGTGATCGGTTCCTTTAGCGTTTATGGTGCTAAAGAGTTATCGAGTTTTTACCCTTCACCATCCAGTGGGGCATTTACGACAACGGGGGTATGGGGAAAAAATAATGTGGCAACTCATGGTGATACCACTATTCCGCAATTCAACCTTGATACAGGGAATGTCGTCCCTACCGCTAATGAAAACCGTCCCGTCAATATGGCATTTAATTACATTGTGAGGGCTGCATAATCATGGCTTTTGTAATGTCAGACAAAGAGCAGACTATTACTGTTTTTAATTATCATTATGAGACTAAAGAATTTGTTGGAAAAAGTGATTACTACATTACGCCCTATACTGGGCTACCCGCATCCTGCACGGAAATAAAACCTTTGCTCGCTAAAAAGGGATATGCAGTTATTTTTAATGAAGAAACCCAGCAATGGGAATATGTCGAAGACCATCGCCAAACCGAGGTTTACAGCACGCAAACCGGTGAGCCACAGACTATCAATCAGCTTGGTTCGCTGCCAGAAAACACCACCCTACTGGCCCCCACCAGTCCATTTGACCGATGGAGTGGCACTAAATGGGTTAAAGACAGTGAGGCGGAAAAACAATATTACTTAGCCGAAGCAAGGCAAAAGAAAAGTATTTTGCTGGAGGAAGCCAAGACTCAAATTGAAATACTCAAAGACAGTATTGAGTTTGATATGTCCACCCCAACCGCCGAATCTGAGTTGGTAACATGGCGTAAGTATCGCGTTCAGCTTAGTCAGCTAGATATATCAGCAGCACCGGATATTGATTGGCCGAAACAACCGGCGTAATTCAGGCGGGCAATTGCCCGCGTTTCTTATTCTTGCTGTTGTGTCAGACCTTAACCAACCCAGATAAATAGACGTCCTTAAAAGCTAACCGGACAATAACACTCATCTCTTAACCACGGAGTTAAACGGATGAGTGACTATCACCACGGCGTACAGGTCATCGAAATCAACGACGGCACCCGTGTCATTTCTACTGTTTCAACCGCGATTGTCGGTATGGTCTGCACCGCCAGCGATGCAGATGCAGCAACATTCCCCCTCAATGAGCCGGTGTTAATTACCAATGTACAGAGCGCCATCGCCAAAGCCGGTAAAAAAGGCACCCTTGTCGCAGCCCTTCAGGCTATTGCTGACCAGTCAAAACCGGTCATTGTTGTTGTGCGCGTGGAGGATGGCTCCGGTGATGATGAGGAAGCCAAACTCGCGCAGACGGTATCCAACATCATCGGCACCACTGACGAAAACGGCAAATACACCGGGCTGAAAGCACTGCTTACCGCCGAGGCAGTCACTGGCGTTAAACCCCGTATTCTCGGTGTTCCGGGGCTGGATAACAAAGAGGTAGCTGTCGCACTGGCACCAATTTGCCAGAAACTACGTGCCTTTGGCTATATCAGTGCATGGGGCTGCAAGACGGTTTCAGAGGCCATGGCCTACCGGAAGAATTTCAGTCAGCGTGAGCTAATGGTGATATGGCCGGATTTTCTGGCATGGAATACTGCGACTAACACGACAACTATTGCCTACGCCACCGCTCGCGCACTCGGTCTACGTGCCAAGATCGACCAAGAACAAGGCTGGCACAAAACGCTGTCTAACGTCGGTGTCAATGGCGTCACCGGTATCAGCTCCTCGGTATTCTGGGATTTACAGGAACCGGGTACTGATGCCGACCTGCTCAATGAATCCGGTATCACCACGCTGATCCGCAAAGATGGTTTCCGTTTTTGGGGCAACCGCACCTGCTCGGATGACCCGCTATTCCTGTTTGAGAACTATACCCGCACCGCACAGGTTATCGCCGACACCCTAGCTAAGGGGCATATGTGGGCGGTGGATAAACCTGTCACCGCCACACTAATTCGCGACATCGTGGATGGCATCAATGCCAAGTTTCGCGAGCTGAAAACTAACGGCTATATCGTCGATGCAAGCTGCTGGTTTGACGAAGAAGCCAATGACGCCGAAACCCTGAAAGCCGGAAAACTGTATATCGATTATGACTATACGCCGGTACCGCCACTAGAAAACCTGACCTTGCGCCAGCGTATCACCGATAAGTATCTGGCAAATCTGGTCTCCTCAGTTAATAGCAAGTAAGGAGCCTGACTCATGGCTATGCCACGCAAACTGAAAATGATGAATGTGTTCCTGAACGGTTACAGCTATCAGGGCGTTGCCAAGTCAATCACGCTACCGAAGCTAACCCGCAAGCTGGAAAACTATCGCGGGGCGGGCATGAACGGCAGCGCACCGGTCGATCTCGGCCTCGACGATGATGCCCTGTCAATGGAATGGTCGCTTGGTGGTTTCCCTGATGCGGTTATCTGGGAATTGTATGCTGCCACCGGTATCAATGCAGTACCGATTCGTTTTTCTGGTTCTTACCAGCGCGATGATAGTGGCGAAACGGTGGCCGTCGAAGTCGTGATGCGGGGCCGCCAGAAAGAGATCGACACCGGCGAAAGCAAAGAGGGAGAGGATACCGAAGCAAAAATCTCGGTGGTCTGCACTTACTATAAGCTGACGCTGGACGGTAAAGAGCTGGTCGAGATCGACACCCTCAATCTGATTGAGAAGGTGAATGGTGTCGATCGCCTCGAACAGCATCGCCGCAATATCGGCCTGTAACCTTTGCCCGGTCAGTCAGGCTGGCCGGTTTCCCCTGACAACTGAATAAAACGAGAAGATCATGACGAAAGAAAACGAGAATATTGTCACTTTGGAAAACCCGGTTAAACGCGGTGGGCAGGAAATTGCGAGCATCACCCTGATTAAACCAACTACCGGAACGCTGCGTGGCGTCAGTCTGGCAGCAGTGGCTAATTCTGAAGTAGATGCACTGATTAAAGTATTGCCGCGCATGACCTCTCCGGCACTGACTGAACAAGAAGTTGCCGCACTGGAGCTGCCTGACCTTGTGGCTCTGGCCGGTAAGGTGGTGGGTTTTTTATCGCCGAATTCGGTGTAGTAGATTTCCCGAAGAAACTGTCGGTCGATGATTTGATGGCAGATATTGCCGTGATATTCCACTGGCCACCATCAGAGTTATATCCCCTGAGTCTGACCGAACTCATCACATGGCGCGAAAAAGCGCTCCAAAGAAGTGGAAACACCCATGAGTAACAACGTCAAGTTACAGGTATTACTCAAGGCTGTTGACCAGGCAACGCGCCCGTTTAAATCCATTCAGACAGCGAGTAAATCGCTGTCTGGGGATATTAGGGAAACGCAGAAATCATTACGTGAGCTAAGTGGTCAGGCATCCCGTATTGAGGGATTCCGTAAGACCAACGCACAGCTTGCCGTCACCGGTCAGGAGCTGAAAAGAGCAAAAGAAGAAGCCCGCGCGTTAGCTATTCAGTTTAGAAACACCGAACAGCCGACCCGCGCACAGGCTCAAGCGATGGAGGCCGCGCGCAAAAATGCCGCCGCTCTTCAGCTCAAACATAATAGCTTGCGACAGGCGGTACAGCGCCAGCGTCAGGAACTCAGCCAGGCGGGCATTAATACACGCACATTGGCGGCAGATGAACGACGCCTAAAAACCGTCATCAGCAAAACCACGGCACAGCTCAATCGTCAGCGTGAAGCACTGGCGCAAGTTAGTGCGCAACAGGCAAAACTCAACGCGGTAAAGCAGCGCTATCAGGCGGGTAAAGAGCTGGCGGGTAATGCAGCATCAATCGGGGCTGCTGGTGTCGGGATTGCAACTTCTGGCACGTTAGCCGGTGTTGCTCTGCTGAAATCCGGCTATGACTTTGCGCAGAAAAACGCCGAGTTACAGGCGGTGCTCGGCGTGGCAAAAGATTCGGTAGAAATGACCGCACTGCGTAAACAGGCGCGCCAGCTCGGTGACAATACCGCTGCCTCGGCTGACGATGCTGCCAGCGCGCAGATTATTATCGCCAAAGCGGGCGGTGACGTGGACGCCATTCAGGCTGCGACGCCGGTCACGCTAAATATGGCGCTGGCGAATCGACGCACGATGGAGGAAAACGCCGGATTGCTGATGGGGATGAAATCAGCCTTTCAGCTTTCAAACGATAAAGTCGCGCATATAGGTGACGTGATCTCAATGGCCATGAATAAGACCGCCGCTAATTTTGATGGTCTCAGTGATGCGTTGACCTACGCCGCCCCGGTGGCGAAAAATGCGGGAGTCAGCATTGAAGAAACGGCGGCCATGGTGGGCGCACTGCATGATGCAAAAATCACCGGTTCAATGGCGGGTACCGGGAGTCGTGCAGTATTGAGTCGCTTACAGGCACCGACCGGTAAGGCGTGGGATGCCATAAAAGAGCTGGGAGTAAAAACTGCCGACCCCAAAGGCAACACGCGACCCATTATTACCATCCTAAAAGAAATGCAGGCCAGTTTTGAGAAAAATAAACTGGGTACTGCCCAGCGCGCCGAGTACATGAAAACCATCTTTGGCGAGGAAGCCAGCTCGG